GGTATTTACACGAAAGAGAAATGGTCGATTTCTTAGACAAGAAATATGGTTCTTATTATAACGCTCAATCTAAAATTAAACATTATGTTAATAATTGGGTAGACGGAGATCAGCTGACAATTGGTGGATATAATGCATTGACTCCTGGCATGCAAAGATATTGGGAGCCTGTATTTGGTTCTAACGGAAGAACCATGTCATACAAGAGAAAACAGATTGATTGGAAAACTAATACCAACAAAATTGTTCAGTATACCGTCAGTAATACTTCTTTCATAAAAGATGAAATTTGTTATATAAATTTCAGTAACGAGAATTATGGAAGAGGACAGGTGTTGTCAGTTTCTAATAATAAAGTTTCTGTTTGTCATGTTAGCGGTATATTTGTTGATAACGATGATGTTTCCATAACTTCTAACAGTTATATTTATGGCTCTGAGAGTTCAGTAAATACTGTGTTTACATCTTCAAATGTAGTTTCTTCCAATATACCGGCAGAAGAAGAGGCGTATTGGAAAGCTGTTACTTACTTAGAATTTGAAGAAGATAAAAACGAATTTAATAAAACTATTAGAGTTCTTGATAACAGATTGAAGCAAGTAGCGGTTGATAACCTAACAGATTTATTGAAGGAATAAAATGGCTGCAGGTGATATCAAAATATCCAACGTAAAAGTTGGTAATATGGAGCTAACCAAGGACAAGAAAGTTTCATTGGTTGGTTTCAACGTATATGAAGATATATTGAATCCTTACGGACCAGTTGGTGAAGTAAGAGTTATGGATGCTTCCGACGCATTAGGTCAAAACAGAATTAATGGTTCATACGATCAAGATGTCGAGATAAGATTTTCTGGAGATGATAACATTTTTAGTTCTGGCGGCGGCGGTAACTTCAAATTTAAAATGTTCCAGAATAAAAATCTAAATGATGAATCTTTAAACAACACTGGGTCTGGTCACAATAAACAATACGACATAAGATGTGTTTCTCCTGAATTTCTAAACGCTCAGGGTAATCATATCGAAAAGAGCTTTAAAGGTAAAACCAGTGAAGTAGTTGAGCATATACTCAAAGAAGGGTTTAAAACTAAAAGAAAAATAGATAAAGCTGACACCAAAGGAAATCGTAGAATCGTAATTCCTAAAATGCATCCTTTAGACGCTATAAAGAAAATGAATACAGAACATGTTTCTGAGAAATATGAATCTTCTACGTTTGCTTTATTCCAACAAGGGGACAGCGGGGGCGAACACAAATATGTGTTTAAGACTTTTGAAGAATTGTTTGAACAGTCACCTGTAGTTAAATTAAGACAAACTACAAATTTAAGTTTTTCTAAAGCAAATCAGCAAGACAGACAAAATTCTATCATGTGGTTTAAACCCTCTAAGAATTTTGATGCTGGTCCTAGAGCCTTAGATAAGACTGAAGAATACGCTATAGATTTAACAAGTCATAAGGTTATTGCTACAAACACTCAAAAGCAGAACAAATTCAAATTTGCTGATAGTCAGGGCGTATACGATCAGTCGCCTTCATATGCTAAGTCTTTGCCTGTTAGATACATACATGATAAGGCAAACAATAAAGATAAGCATACAACTTCTGAGGCAAAAACAAAAAGGTCAGCATTTCTGGCCCACTTGGCACAGAACTCAGCTGAATTAGAAGTTTACTACAACCCTAAAATCACTTTAGGTTCTATGATTGAATTGGATATTCCTAAGAAAGCTAATAGTGATTGGGAAGAAGGCGAGTCGCAATTCAATGGTAAGTGTTTGGTTGTTGCTATAAGAACAAAGTATAGAGTTGCAGCCGAGCCGCCAAATTGCACAATGATATTAAGAGTTGTTAAGGCATCGTTCAAACGTGGCGGTGGAGGTCAAGGATAATGTTTTATATTGCTGAAGTTAGAAATTTTGAAGAAGATCCGACTAGATCTGGACGTGTTAAGGTTAGAATATATAACGAACATAACGATGAACAATCAATTAAAGACGAAGAACTTCCATGGGCTATGGTTGTTCAACCAGTAACATCGGCTGCAACATCAAGAATTGGTGTTTCGCCTTCTGGTCTTAAAGTTGGTTCTAGAGTGTTGGTTACATATTTACCTCATGATACTGCTATGCAATATCCTATTGTTCTTGGGTCATTAGCACGTGGTGATATGCCAGAAGGTCATGATGATAGTAATGGCGGTGTTGGTCAACAAAGTCAAGAAGCCCAAAGAAATTCCGGTGGTAAAATTAGAAAACCTGGTATTGATAATCCTGCATGGACAAGGAAAAGTAATTAATGGCAGAAAAGGCTTTTGAAAATAACAATAAAACGGTCAGTCCTAATCATCAAACATTAGGCGGTCAAAAACCAAAGATTAATGCTGAGGTGAAATATGCAGATTCACCGGCAGTAAAACCAGACGAATCAAAAAGTTTATCAGACGCTAGAGATAAGTTTGCACCTAATGCAGACAAGCCAACTTCTGCAGCTGCTGAAAAAGGTCAAACTGACTTACCGCAATTAATGAAACAAATTGATCCTCAAGGTAAGGCTCAAGTTCTACCGCAAATGTATCCTCAGTTGATGCAGATGACTAATATCCTTGGTATGGGCAGTGGAATGATGGGTGGTATGGGTTCTGGCGGTTCAGGTCAAAACACACCACAAGGTATTCTTGATAGCACCGATCCAGTGCCTGCAGGTATTATAACTGTAATAAATGATTCGTTTACTGGCGCTTTGGCTTTATTATCATTGAAGTATGGGTTCGAAAGAGTAATAGAAGTTTTCACAACCCTTTTGGACAATGGCGGTATTGATGAAGTCGATGACAGATTTCAAGAAATTGTTAAGAATTCTATAGCCAATCTAATTAAAGTTGCATTATATTATGGACCATTGAATATTCCTGTATCGGTATACGATGAAACAATTTATGGCGATATTGTTCCAAGTCCTTTGATTGCAACAAGCGAAGTTCCTGACGGTTATATTAAACAGTATTATCAAATTGCTCTTGACCCATATCCAGGTTATATAGAATGGTTGTCGCCAGACAAAACCGAAAAAGTTTATACCAGAAGAGAACCTGGAACATTTGTGTATACCACGCCAAACGAAGAAACTTATTCTTTGTCTGAAATTGAAATAGCTACTGATCTGAAGCCATATATTTGGGTTCAGAATCCGCAGCCAATATTAACAATAGAAATATTGAATTATATATTAGCTAAACAAGTAGTAAACGTTGAAGATAATATAACAAACAACAATATGGGCAATAACGCTAATCAAAACAACAGTAGTGGCGGGAGCATGGGAGGACAGTTACAGTCTCTTATGCAAATGCTTACTTCTCAGCAATTACCAAAATCTGTATTGAACCAAGGCGATATACAAAAGACATTGAATCAATATACTAAAGATATGACTTTTAATAATCAGTTGTTTGAAATGGGTAATCAAGCCATGGGTGGTGGCGTCGGCGGCGCTCTAGGTTCATTAGGTAATATGGGTGGCATTTCAAATATCATGAGCGGATTTGGTTCTGGTGGTGGAGGTATTGGAGGAGTGCTTGGTAACATGGGTGGTGGTAATCTACTCGGTAGTTTTGGTGGTTTTGGTGGCGGATCCGGCGGCGGTGGTGGTGGAGCTGGTAGTGGTTTCCCAGGAGCTTCTGGCGGCGGATATTATGCTGGTGGCGATGTAACTGAAACAGGCAAGAAAAATATTTCTCAGATGTTAACATTGTTAGGTGTAAGTTAATGGTAGATCATAACAAAAAAGTTCCAAAATCAGCATTAGATGAGAATGACATTGAACCAAAGTATGGTTACGTTCATGGCGAATGGGACGCTCTTGGAGGACATCATCTAACATACCGCAATCCAGATGAACATGAAAAGTCGTATTCAGAATCATTGACCCCAAGCGGTAGTTATCAAATAACGCACCACGATCAAGATAAAAAAGAAATTCATACTTCAGTAAATCCCGGCGAACATAGAGGTTATGTTGGCGGTGGTAAGTCAGTTCAAGTAGATGGTCATTTTGATCACAATGGCGAAAAGACTGGTAGAATGGAACATGGCGATGACTTTGGTCATGTTGCTGGTAAAAACTATTACAGAGGAACTGGTAAAAAAGAATTTAAGATGTCTGGAGATTCCAGATACAACGGTGTTCAGCAAGGTTCAGCGCCAGTTCATTGTAATGTTGATGCAGGAACCAATCGTCATAGAGTAAAGGGTGATAGATTTAACGCCACTGAAGGCGATTATGTATCTATGGGTGAAAAGAAAAAGATCGAAGTGTTCCAGAAAGACGTTTCGTTGTATGCTGGAGCCAATTACGACAACTATGTTAGCGAAAAAGGTAAAATAGAAACAGGTAGCACTATGATGGTGCAGACTGGTTCAACAGCTACCATTAATTCCGCTTCAGATGCTTTTGTTAAGGCAGCAACTGATATTACAATAGATGCTGGATCTAAGGTAACTATAAAGGTTGGTGGTTCTAGTATTGTTATAGAAAGCGGCACCATAACAATTAAATCTGCATCTATTAAGTTTGAGCAAGGTTAAATAGTATATGCAAGCACATAGACAAGATGACCAAAGATCTTGTGGGGCTACTACAGTGGTTAGTGGTCAGAGTTTTGTCACTATTGATAACAAATTATGGGCAGTAGAAAACGATCAAAACACTCATGGGGCAGGTGGGTTAATCGCCAGTAAATCATATATTACAATTGGCGGTAAAAAAATAATAGTTGTGACTGATAGCGCCAATCCAGATAATTTATGTCCAACGGCTGGAGGAGAACATTGTAATCCAAAGGCTTCATCCGGAAGTAGCTTAGTAGACGTAGGATAAAAATGGCATTAACAAGAGCAGACACCTTTACAGGTTCAAAAAAACAAATTGAATACTTTTCAGATTTTATGACAAGTTTTGCAAAAACACCAGTAGGCAATCAGTTAGCAAGAGTTACTAACGAGCATGCTGTTATGCAATCTCTGAAAAATCTTATACGAACTAATCTAGGCGAAAGACTATTTCAGCCTACGGTTGGCTCTGATGTCATGGCAACTTTGTTCGAACTCAATACCGATGAAGCTAGAGATTCTTTGGAATTGTTTATAAACAACACAGTTGAAAACAATGAACCTAGAGTTAATCTTTTACAAACTATTGTAAATACTGATAACATTAATGAAAACCAAATAGAAATAACATTAATTTATAATCTAATAAATAATCCAACAGAGTTAACTCTTAACTTAGTACTAAAAAGAGTCCGATAAATGGCAAATAGTTCACTTAATCTATCGTCTTTAGACTTCGATACTCTTAAGAGTAATTTTAAAGAATTCCTTAAGACACAATCAGCATTCAAAGATTATAATTTTGACGGCTCAAACATCAACGTTCTACTTGATGTTATGTCATATAATTCATTTTTGAATTCATTCTATTTGAATATGGTTGCATCTGAGATGTTTTTGGACTCCGCTCAGAAAATCGATTCTGTTATTTCACACGCCAAAGAATTGAACTATATTCCAAGAAGCGCACATTGCGCTGTTGCTAATATTACATTCACTGTAGAAACCACTGGTCTAACATCAAACAAATTAACTCTACCAAAAGGCACTAGATTTACTGGTTATAATTCCAATGGATCATATACCTTTGTTACCGATCTTTCACAGACATTTGTTTCTTCGAATAACACATATTTGGTTGATAACATCCAAGTAAACGAAGGAACATATTTCTCAGATTCTTTTGTTGTAGATTATGATATAGAAAATCAAAAATTCACATTATCTAATGAAAATGTTGATACATCAAGTTTAACAGTTTATGTTGCTGAAAATGGTTCTAATACAGAATATACTTACGCTTCTACGCTTTTTGGTTTGAACGACATTTCTACAGTTTACTTTATTCAAGCTGTTGAAGGCGGGAAATATGAAATAAAGTTTGGCGATGGTTTATTTGGTAAGAAACCTATTAATGGTGCTTCTATCAACGTTGATTACATTGTAACAAATGGTTCAGACGGTAATGGCGTAGAAAATTTCGTATTATCTGATAACATTGGACCAGGTAATGGCGGCGAGGCCACTGCTTCAGATATTACAGTTATTACTAGTTCTATACAAGGTGCAAATCAAGAAAGCATTGAGAATATAAGATTTAATGCTCCAAGATATTATGCTACACAACAAAGAGCAGTTTCTGTAGATGACTATTATTCATTAGTACGTGCTGAGTTTGGTGGTGCGGTGGACGACGTTATTATTTACGGCGGTCAAGACTTAGAACCAAAACTATATGGAAGAGTTATTGTATCTATTAAACCAACGGCATCAATAACTGCTTCGTCTTTATTGAAAAATGATATTATCAATTATTTGCAAGATTATATAGCATTACCAAATAGAATTATAGTTACAGATCCTGAATATTTCTATATTGATGTTACTACAACTGTTCAGTTTAATTCTAAACTAACAACAAAATATTCTACTGAAATTAAAAGTATGATTCTAGATGGAATAATAAATTTCAGTAAAGATCATTTGGAAAAATTTGGCAATGATTTTAGATATAGTAGATTCGTTACTCATATTGATTCGTTAGATCAAAGTATAACTAGTAACGATACACGTGTTAAAATCGTTAAAAGATTAACTCCGAAATTACTATTTGCTACTTCTTTTGATATAAGATTTAATAATGGCGCCGAACAAGAAGGATATTATAATGGTGTCGCTTATCCTGACGAAAGAGTTTTGGGAAGCACATCGTTCTCATACGTAGACGAAGATGATAATATCTATCCTAATTGCTATTTGGAAGATGACGCTGTTGGAAATGTTATTGTTTATACTTATTTGAAAGGCGTAAGAACAGTTCTTAAAGCTGATATAGGAACTATCGATTATAACACTGGTATGGTAACAATATCAAATCTTAAGACTGCAGATTATGATGGGTATATAGAATTGTCTTTGACTACTAAGAATAAAGATATTATTGCATCAAAGAATGTTGTGCTTTTGATCGATCCAGTAGATGTTAATATAGAAATTATAGAAACAATAAAGTAAAATGGATTTAACAATAGAAAAAACAATCTCGAATTTTGTTCAAAATCAGTTCCCCCAATTCTACCAAGAAGAGGGTGAAAACTTCATTTTGTTCGTAAAGACTTACTTTGAGTGGATGGAACAAGAAGGCCAGCCAATTAAAGAAGCTAGAGAATTATTTGAATATAGAGATATTGACACCACCATTGAAAGATTTCTGGAGTATTTTCAGAAAAAATATCTTTATGGCATTCCGTTTAATATCATTGCTAATAAAAGATTTCTATTAAAACATATTCTAGATGTTTATCGTTCTAAGGGAACTATACAAGGTTATAAACTATTATTTAAATTGGTTTATAACGAAAACGTAGATATTTACTTACCAGGCCAAGATGTTTTAAGAGTTTCTGACGGTAAATGGGTTGAACCAAAATACCTAGAAATAACTTGGAGTCCTGTATTAGAGGATCTGATTGGTAAAACAATATACGGCATTTCTTCTCATACTACAGCAGTAGTTGAAAGAATTGTAAAAGAACATTTCAACAAAAATGAAATATATGTTATGTA